CAGATACGCCTGTACGCTTAGACTGTACTGTGTCCAGATACTGAAGCATCGGGAAAGCCTGATTAGCCACGTTCTGAACAACTAACTGTTGAACAGCACCTTGTGACTTGGCACGAATAACACCACCAGCGGTAGATGTTAGCAAGTCATCTAGGTTTACTTGACCTTCCACCGCAACCACACGAGCATTGTTTGTCAGATATAAGTTATCCAACATCTGACGAGTGATAGTAGTCTTGATTAACTGTAGGTCAACTGTTCTGTCAGCGAGTGAGTTACCAAAGAACTTGTGTGGGATTGGAATAGGACAGATTGAGTGGAAAGGAACATAGTCCACTTCCTCAACCATCTCCTTACCATCCTCATCTTGCAGAATCTCATTAGAAGCGTAAAAGACTTGAGTCAGAGCAGCAATGCCCTTTCCGTTCATATCAGTTTTGACATAACACTCAAAGACCTCAATCTCTTGCATTGAGGGGTCATCAGTCTGAGTCTGGTAGGGTTGCTCACCTGCTGCATAACGAGCCACACGCTCTGGTGTGTATGCCAAAGCATCACCCATCTGCAAGCCTTCAACTTGCTTCTTGTTAAAGCCCATAGCAACCAAGTCACTACGAGTCAACATCTGTCTGTGGGCTACGAAAGGTGAATCAGCAATAGTTCTAGCCTTCTTGCTAATTAAGAACTCCTCTGGAGGAACATTCTCAATCGTTACTTTGCCTGACTTTTTCTTTTGTTGCACCACAACATTGTGTGTAGCACTCATCACAGGCATACCCATAGGGTCTATAACTGGCTGCCCCATTGGGTCAATGATAGGAAGTTCTGTCGTATCTTGCTCGACAATCTCCATAGTCTCATCACTCATCAGCATTGCTAACTCGTCATCAGACAAGTCAAAGTAACGCTCTTTTGTAATGTCTTCTTTGTCTTCCCAATACGCTTTAACGATGCCGTTCTTCTGCATCAAGGCATCTTTGAACCAATCATGCAGAATGGCTACACCAGCGTTATCACGATTGAATACCCAATTGCAATAATCAGTAGCTTGCTTGGCAGAGGCTTCATCCCTTGGGCCTTGTGGCTCAAAGACTACGATATTGTCTGAGCCTGTAAAGATACGAACTAAGCTAGGCAGCGCACCATCTATCGCTTCTGCCACTTCTCCAGTAACGATTTGAGATTTACCCTCAACTTCATTACCATATGGCTGTCGTAGATAAGCCTCCAGAGCCTGTTTGCGTTGTTCAACAGTTTCGCTTTCAATAAATCCAATTGCATCATCAATCTCTGCTTGGATTATCGACATTAACTCGTTCTGTGCCATGCTTGTCCTTTGGAGGGCGTCCCATTCTGGGTTTGTCCAATTGTAACTCTTTTACCATATTTTCAAGCATTTCGATACGCTTTTCAAGTTCTTTTACTTTAGGTGCTAAATTTACACCCTGCATTGATACATACATCAGACAATCCATTTCGGAGTTTGGTTAATCGGCTTAGACCAAGTTGAATGTCCCTCATCCAATCCAAGGGCTAAGTAACGGAACGAATCAGAGCCATGACTAGACCAATCGTGTAGTGGTCTTTCATAGAATATCTTACGCTTCTCATCGTAGTCTCTGCGGTAGTTTCTAAGGCAGTTCAACCCATTCTGCACCTGTGGGACATTAAACCAGCACCTTGGCAACAATCGTCTTACTGCTTGGATGCCATCATCTAGTCCCATTCTGGGACTAATCTTGACCTGTAGACCAGATTCCTCAAGCATTTCCATTCGGCTCTTACCTGTGCCTAACTCCCTAACCCTAACGTCATGGGGCAGAATATGCTCTGCTTTGAGATAGTCGTTGTCCTTAATCCACTTCACATAGTGGTCTAGTCCAACTCCGTGATTCTCGTAGTAGTCCAACAATCTGACCTCAGTACCCACTAACTGAGCCACCCAGATAGACGTAGAGTCACCCATACCCAAGTCCCAAGCAGTAAAAGTCCTACTCAGTTCCTCTCTGGGAATCTCTTGCATATGCTTCTTGTCTTCTAACTCGTTAAGGATTTGCCCATAGTAAGAGCCTTCTACGGCAGCGTCAAAGCTACACTCGAACTCTTGGCGGTATTTATCCTCACCCATCTCATTCTTAGCAGCCTTCAGTTCTACATCATCTACCACACCTGTCTCTGAGGCTTTGAACTCTAGCAAACCCCATCCTTCTTCTTTCTCTGCCCTGTCTCGCAGTTCTTTGAAGTGGTTGTGTCCCTTTGGCGTACCAATGAATAAACACCATCCTTTTCTGTCTGTCAGGGCTGGTCTAACAATGTCAGTCCATATCTTAGGATTCTGGTCACCCACCTCATCAATGATTACCCCATCAAAGTATTGACCTCGCAGGGAATCAGGATTGTCTGAGCCATATAGTTGGATACGCCTACCCCAGAAATCAACTCGTAACTCTGAGATGTTGTTAGTACCGCCTAGCGGAGTAGTGTATTTAACAAGATAGTCCCAAGCTACACGCTTTGCTTGTCCATAGGTAGGCGCAATGTAAGCGTATCTGGGTGTTTCTTTCTCGTTTAGCACCGCCTCACGGATTAAGTGGTTAAGTGCTGCAACAGTCTTACCAAACCTTCGATGTGCTACTACTACTGCAAAGCGTTTGCCTTCCAGTAACTCGTGAACCTTTAGTTGGTGTTCCCTTGGCTTATAGGGAATTTCGATTACTTCGCCCATGTAACGATGTGCTGAAGTGGTTGGTCAGCGTCTCCGCTTATAGTTACTGAAGCCATATCAGGCATTGATTTACGCAATAGTATCTCAATAGCCTTCATCCTTGTAGGACTTAGTTCTTCTGTTTCACCAAGTGCATGATTTTGCAAAACATTTAGTAATTGACTTACTTGAATCTTTTTGCGTACATCTTCCTGATGAAGTTTGTTTATTGGTCTTCCGACTTGTGCCATTTTGTTTGACTCCTCTAGGGTTGGTCAAGGTTAAGTAATACTTTATTCTAACAGACTTGTAATCTCTTTACGCTTTTCTTCGTCTGCAAGCACTCCTAGCGGTAGTAAGCCAGCAAGAATATCTGCTTCTTTAGTTCTAGTTGGGTCAAATGATGCAAATGTACTTCTTACTTGATTAGGCTCAAATACAACTCCTACATCTACTAACTTAGCTGGCCCTGAGCCAGTATCGTAAGTATTTTTAAGAATTAAAGCGTCATGTCCTTTGCGTTTAGCTTCTTCAACTAAATCGTTGTAAGACTGCTCTCGATATGCTTGACCCTTAAAGTCATAAACCATAGGGTTTTCATAACGCAATGCTACTGGCATTACATTACCGCCTTCTTGAGCATTTTCAGCTAATTGTCTTTCAGCCCTAATTGATATAAATTTATCAATCTGATTTAACGCTGGCGCAGCAGCATCTTTACCAACAATATCAATTATTTCCTTTTTGAGACCAGTAAGTTGTGGCTGGCTATAGCTGTTATACCAACCAGTAGGCATTAATTCTTTTACTTTTGCATCTAATGCTTCTTGCTCTATTTGTGGTAATTTTTTGTTGTATATGGTATTTTGGATAGTAGATAGCATCTCATCTCTAACATCACCATATTTGGCAACTAAAGATTGCGCTTCTTGCATACGCTTAATTTCACTATCTTCAGCAATTTGCATTTGCTTCTCGTACTCATCCCAATTTCCACGCTTTTCAGCAGCGTTTGCTTTACGCATTGCCTCTCTATATTCTCTTGTCCCACCAATCTGTGCATACCCTGATGCTGTTTCAGCACCATAGCCCTTCATTGAAACAGTATTAAGTTTTGCAATTTCTTCGTCAGTTTTGCCTAATTTTTTTAGGAACTCAATAGACTTAGGGTCTGTTGATTTTTGTAGCATTGCTGCTGGAGGGTTTTGTGGGTCACGAGCAAAGAAAAAGCCTTTCTTAGCACTTTCAGCACCAGTTGCCTCACCTAGCAATCCTTTGTCAAACGCTTTAATATCGCCTGTACTTCCGTGATACCAACCATGCTCATACCCCTGTTGCAATGAACGAGTGTATGGATTTGGAGATTGACCAATTCTTTCTGCTGCTTCTCTAGCCATTTGTTGATTTACAGCAGGGGTTATTTCTTTAATACCTGCGCCTACTGGTAAACCCTTAGTCAATGGTGCTAATGCAGGTGCTGCTTGACCTAGCAATCCAAGAGCAAATGCTGGCTCTGCTACTTTTTTAATCTTTTCGTAGTTAGGATTAAGAACACTAAATCCCATTTCATCAGGTCTAGTTCCTAATAAACCCTGCATAACCGCATAAGTAAGTGGGTCTCGTAATGTGTTTACATCTCTCTGTCCTGCCAAGGCTCTAGCCCTAGCACCTTGACGCTGTATGTTTGGATTACCAAAAAATGCGCCAAGTTCAGCCATTACTTCATCCTACCCATTTTCTTAGCAGCTTCTGCCATAGCAATAGCAATAGCTTGGTCACGGCTCTTTACAACCTTACCGCCTTTGCCAGAGTGCAGAGTACCTTCTTTGTACTCACCCATAACCTTGCCAACTTTCTTCTGACCAGCTTTTGTCATTTTCATGTTGCTCACCATTTAACCTTGTTAGCCCAATACGCTGCACTCATCTTACCCTTGGCAATGTTCTCAGCGTGACGAGCCTTAAACGCTTCGTTACGCTTCGTGCCATCAGGTGAGCCTTTAGCCCCTTGTTGAC